ACCGTCTTTTATGACTTGATTAGACCATTGCACGTTGAAACATTTAGAGTCCGGTAATGCGTTGACTTGTGATAATACTTTTTGTTCTGTGATTGCCATTTTTAATCCTTATACTGTGTAAGTTATATTTCCAACAAGATTTGGTGTGCTAATTGACACACCACCAAAAGTCAACACACTTCCACCAGCGCCTGTTGAGATGCTCATAGGTGTTATAGTCCCCCCAACATTGGTTGATTGACCGATACCATAAACTCCAGCAAACGGAAGCCCTGACATTACAGCGGCATTTGCAGGGGATACAGTAGTAGCTTGAACAATCCAACCAACTGTAACTACACGCCCAATCTTTGTGTAAGTTCCAGACCTTGTTACCGTACCCGTTGTGGTAAACCCTGACGTTAATACAGGAGTCCAAGTACCTTCTTCATAGTCATCTAGCGTATTGGCATCTGTACTTGCCGCTTGAGTAGCTGGGAATGTTATTCCAGTGCCTGATGTTGTTGGTGCTGCACCGCCTACCGAGATGTTCTCTTGTAGAGTCACGTTACCAGCGGCATCAATCCTCATGCGCTCTGTGCCGTATACTACATTTATTCCCTGTAATGATGCACCAGTGCTTCCGGTTCTAAAAACCAAAGCAGTTGGCATTGCAGTTGCAGAAGTAAATGACCCCTCTGATTCCCCAGTAATAGACGCAGAATAAAGAAAATTAGTTTGGTTATAAGTAGTTCCTGTTCCCCATTGACCGCCAAATGAGTATGTTCCTAAACCTACCCCAGTAGTGATTGCTGTTCCATCGTTACGTCTATATCCAGCACCAAATCTACCACCAAATGTAGCGTTGGCATCACCTCTACTACCAATAGATTCTATGCAAGGCCACGTTGAACTACCTGTAGATGCGTCATATACTTTAATGCCATTACCAGACCCTGCTTGTACAGTCAGTGAAGTTACAGGACTAACAGTTCCAATCCCCACGTTGCCGGAGGAATTAATCCTCATGGCTTCAGTGCCATTATTTAGCCACTTATACCCCGACCCTTGATTACCATTTATTTGAAATAGACCATCAACACTATCTCTGCCCATGTCAAAATAAAAATTATTTGTCGGTGTACTGACTCTAATTTGAGTATTTCCCCCAGCAACATGTAATGTATTTGCGGGGGTTGCATAGCCAATCCCCACGTCGCCAGTCGCAGTAATGTCTTTAAAACTGCCATAAGGTATTTGTACAGAAACCCCACTTTGTAAACCAAAAACAGTTTCTGTTCCTAAAATAGCTGCAGCTGCTGGCAAATCAGATAATTTTTTTGTAGCCATTAATAATCCCCCTCATATATAAACCCATCTTCTGTGGTTAATTGAAACCCTTCTTGCGTCACTAAACTAAAAGAACCAGTTCCTGCAAATACATTTGAAGAACCAGTTATTAAACTACCAGCATCTGTAAAATCCCCATTTCTAGCAATAGGTTTTCCATTAACATAAACACTATTAGAACCAGCATTTATTTGTGCTGTATGTGGAACACAGTATTGTCCAACTTTAATGTTATGTATTTGAATCGCATCACCTTGTCTACAAGCACCTACACCATTCACAAATACATTAGGTGAACCAACATCAGTTACAGTAGTAGCATCACAAGCATGTCCCGTACTTACCGTATCTGTACCACCCATCCTCGCTACTGCTGGCATATTAATTCCTTATACGAAAAATTGATATAATCCAGTTGAACCCGAAGCAACCGAACCTGAAGCATTTACTACTTTATCATCAATCATAGTAAATGCTCTGCCCTGTCTTCCACTTGATGAATAAGAAACGTGAATCCAATTAGATGCACCATTATTTCTATATTCAAATATAAGTTGATTATAAGGTAACATCTTTTCAAGTTTAGTTACTAAAGCATATAATTCTGCTATATCTCTATTAGGGTATAAATGGAAGTCGCATGCCATACCTTTATTGTGATCAGAGCCTGAATTTTCATTTCTCAAACCTGAAGTAATTGTCCAAGTTGCTCCACCACCCATTTGTGTGCAAGGTCCCAACTCTTTGAAGATAGGTTCCATAATATTAACACAGAGTGCCGCGAGATTAGCAACCAACATACTTTTTGTGAATGTACCCCCACCAGTTCCACTTTTACCAGAAGGTAAGGTAGTATCTCTAAGATAATGACCTTGAGAATGAACAAACATACCCAAGGTAAAATGTTCTGATAATGCATAACTTGCTGGGAAATCAGTTTTACTGTTAATGTCGGCTAACTTATCTGCTGGTATTGCTACTGTATTACCTGAACCACCAGTAGGAGTATATGACGCTCCAGGTGCTCCTGGTAATTTGTGATTATATTCATAATCGCTAGTAGATGTCATAGCATTTGCTGCCTTTTGACCTGCTGCTGTATTCCAATCATCTTCAGTTTCATACTTAAACTCACCACCAAAATGTCTTTCTGGAGGTATCAAGTTACCGCTAGGTGTTTTCTGAGATGAATCTCTAGGTGGAACAACCAACTTATAATTTCTTGCTTTACCTGCTGTGCTTAATGTGGTTTTTCTTTCTATAGGAGTAACATATTTTGGATCGTATATGTCAACTGCGCTCCCTATACCTAATCCACTTAGTACAGAATCAATAACAGTTTCTTTTAGAGTGTTTGGATTATAAGTTCCTGCAGGGGTTAATGTTGTATCAACAAGAACTTGTTCCTCTTTTCTACCTGTAACAGCATCTCCACCAAAATCAACAGGAACTTTTGGTGCACCTAATAATGCTAATGGTTCTACTTTATCTGATATTTTAGTTATTGGGGTTGGTGGTATAGCAGTTCCATTCAAATCTATAAAACCTGCTGTTGCAGATATTAGTCCAACAGCATTTATAACAGCAGTTCCAACGGAATTGAGTTGAAGAACACCCATAGATGTAGTGGTATTAAACATTCCTGTAAGAATATCTGTAGATGTGGTTCCATCCAATTGGAATTTATCTGTTTTAATTTTAGTAGTTTCTTCAACCTCAATCAACAATGTCTTCGTTTTTATTTTAGTATCTGTTGCAACATCTAATGTAAAGGTATTTGCTTTAATTTGGAAATCTGCAGGTGTCTCTAGTTTGAAACTACTTGACATTTTCATTAACGTCTCGGCAGTAGAAGCAGTATCGCCACCTTCCATACTCATAGTCTTAGCAGTCTTTAACTTAAGAGCATCGGTTGATTCTAAAGACATTGTTCCGACGGCTCTAGTATTCATCGTCTTGCCTACTTCAACATTATAGTTTCCTTCAACTAATACATTGAAATCTCCACCAACTGCAAGATTTAAATCTGTGGCACAACCAATGTTTACGTTATCGTGAAGAACAATATCAGAAGTACCTTTAACTTCTACATTAGCATTACCTTGACATAAAATATTACAGTCGCTTCCTGTGGTAATATTACACGCACCATTAATAAAAATATTACCATTATTCTCTACTATGTAATACCCATCACCAACAATATAGTTAATCTGTGAACCATTAGGATCTATTTCAATGAATGTTCCTTTACGATGATAGAGATTAACTCTCTCACCATTTGGGCTATCATCAAATTCTAATACATGACCGCCTTCAGATTCAAATACTTTATTGAATGGATAAATTGTATTGTAAGAAGATTGGGGTTGATCCCAAAAACCACCTTCTGCACCATTTGCTATAGGTATATCTGTTCTTCTACTAGAATCCTTAAAATCAATATGAGTCCCTTTCAATATACCTCTTGCAAGTCTATTGGTGTCGGGTTCATTCATATAATCTCTTAATGGATACTTTCCTTCTGGGTCAGTAAATCCGTCCGTATTAAAGTTTCCAGTTCTATCTTCAGTGTAGGCATCTCTCTTATTAGCAGGGGCAGTGGCTATTTCCGCAGCAGTCATATTGACAGTTGTGCTTGTAGCATCTTTATTAGTTGGAGGTGCTGCTGCTTTTCCACCTAAAAAGTATTCATAACATGTTATCTTCTTACCATTATGTGGATCTTTAGCATTTACTGCCGATAAGGCTTTGTTAATGAAATCTGGTTTATGTTGTGCTTCTAAACAATTTTTTATAGTACCTTTAAAAAACTCAACACAGACTTTAGCGCACCTTGCCATAGTTGCATCATCAGTTCCTATTAATAAGTCTGGTTTGTTTACTAAATCTAATCCAGATTTATCACCAAACTTCTTATAGTTTGCATACCATGTTAATTGAATAAATCCTCGACCAAAATACTGTCCTTCTGCTGGTGATTTATTCTTTAATGTTCCATATACAAATCCAAAATGTTCTTGAGGAGATACTCCCTTTCTAGCATACTTTGCGGCATCTTCTGGAGTTGCACCCTTTGATATAAGGTTCTTTACACTATATTGGCCTTCGACGATAGGAATCCATTTGGATTCTATACCTGATATACCTAACATTGCACATATAGCATACTTAGAAGTTAAACCACCTTCTATACATGCTTTCTTTAAGGCAGCAATACCTCGCATAGAACTTTCTGTTGCTCCATAACCCGTAGGTGGCGTATCTGGAATCGGTATGCTTTCAATTGGATCTGCCATTATGTTTCCTAGAAGTTAGTATCAAAATATGTTAGTATATCAGTTTGATCAGTGAAGGGTTTTGTTGTACCTTTAAACGGTAAGTATTGAAAGTCTTCATATTGTTCAGGTTTTAATAATTCTGTATCATACTTTTTTGTATTTTCATTATATGTTGCCCGACTAACTACAATATCAGTTTCATTACTAATAACTTCATATGTAGTAGAACTACCTGTTGATAATTGAACAGTAACTGCATTGATATGATACTTATTGGAAGTTTCTTGTGTAACACCTTTAGGTTCTCCATCTGCTATACTATCAATAATATCAGTAACAGAACTACCAAAAGTATTTGTTAGTTCGCCCGAGTCATCAGTTGTAACTAAATCTCCACCAGTAGCATCGGATATTAACATAGCAGATTTAGTTTGAGGTATCCCACCAATAGTTCCAAGCATTATAGGTTGTTGTTTATCTTCATCCATAAAGATAACTAGAACCCAAGTTCCTTGAACCACTCCTGTTGGCGACCAACCTAATCCAGAGATAGATGCTGAATTAATAGAACCTAATGGATACGCCCAAGGTAAATCATATGTGGGTAAGTTAATCTTATTCTCAGTATGAAGTCCTAATATACGAACTTGACATCTACCTAACTTAAGAGGGTCATTTCTGTTTTCAACACAACCTGTATAAAACATTATTTCTTCCTATCCAAATCAATTAACAAACTTTCTTTCACCAATTCAAAAGTACATTCGTGCATAGTTCTACTAACATAATGATTGATTGCCGATATCAAATAAGTACCAGATAACATCTCATCTATTAATTTACTATCTGTTTTGCTATTAGGTTCTATCTTATATAGTTTTAATTCAATCCTCAACCCTACTGTATAATCAAATCTACCAGGAACTACTATCTCAAGTTTGTTTCCATTTATCTGAGCCATTAGTGATATTCTATTCTGTATAGAATTTGCGTTAGTTGAATCACCAAAATCGGCAAAGTTATTATGATATTTTGGAACTTTCATTACTAATTCATTATAACTGTATGACACTTTATTAGAAGCTAACGGGAATTTATTTAGATGATTCTGGTCAGCAAAGTTGTCTAGCATATTATAAACATTATTTGAAAATCGTTTAGATGATAGGTCATGAGTAAACATCCTTGAACCAAACATTCCGCCTCTTACTCTTTCTATATAATCAAACTCAGTTGGAACACGAATTTCCCTAATGCGTTTATAATCTTCTGTCACATTTCTTGTGGTCTTAAGACTACCTTGATTATCTCTCACATACACATCATAAACAAACTCTTGAAATATATTTTTACTATATAAGGTATCCAAAGATACAAAATTGAAACCCTTTCTATCTTCATAAAATACATATGAACTTTGATTATTCATATTAACAGAAGATTCAACTACATTATTAATATTTTTGACTGGTGGCCAGAAGTTTGAGATATACTTAGTTGCGTTCTTAGTTTCTTCAATCACATAAGGTTTGGTTACATTTAACCCATGTGTTTTATCTATCAATAACTGCTTAACAATATCAGAACACTTACCCGAAAATGTCTTACTGATTTTTGTGTTAAGGTCGGTTAATGCTTCCCTTGAAATAAAGTGTAACGTATAAACTAATGATCTATCACCAGAATTAACACGATTAGTCATCTTATAAATATAAAATTCATGATCAATATTACTAGTTTCTAATGTTGGGGTAGATATTTTTAAATCTAAATACTCTTCACCATTTAGAGGAAATACATTCAGTAAGTCTAATGAATCCATAATCTCTAACGTGCCTGAAGTAAATGGAGAAAATAAATCTTCAAAGATTTGGATTGCCATTACTTGATTAGTAATATCTTGGTAGAATCCCTGAGCCGTAGTGATCTGAATCAATTCTATATTAACATCACCCG